TAACCAACAACATCTTTGTCAATTTTATGCACCATACACTTGCCGTGCTTAACAGCATAATACACCGAGTTGCGCGTATCACCAACCGTGGTCCTCGCGTAGAACGGGTCTGTTAAGACCAAATCCATTACATTGCCAAGCAAAACATGATCCATAAAAGTACACTACTACAAACCCAAATGAAAATATACCCGCGATTTTTTGGGGGGCATGGGACTCCAATGTAATTACCAATGAATGAATTTGTCAAACTTGTATATATAGCGCGTATGTAGTGATGTACCCCAGCAAATAGGGGGGTGGGGGGTCCGATGTTGCCTCAGCAAATGCTGCAATGCGGCACAGTAACCCCTAAAGACTTGATGCAATGCAGCAGCAATTAATCTGAATATAGGTAAAATTAATTTAAATAAATGTAAAATACTTGTGGTCTGCCTATTGACTTTCTACAAGTTGATCCCCATATTGAAAATATGGAAAGCAATGAAGCGGACCATTTTTATTAGGAGCAAACAAAATGTTTACAGTAGAATTAAATAAGATCCTCGACACTGAGATCCCAAGCAATGCATCAGCGCGTATCGATTATGAATCACGTCTCGACATGCTCAAAGAAATGCAGGAGGATATCAAAGCTTTGGTCATGGCTACCAAAGAGATGGCATGCGATGATGGGCTTGCTGAAATGGTTACAGGCAAACAGCCAGAACTATCACCTACCCGAGCATTGTTTATCGACCTTTACGGTCAAGAAGAATTTGACCGAGTCAAGCGACTAGGTAAAGCAAAAGAAACTTTCACTTGGAAGTAAATCAAACGGGGAGCTTCGGCTCCCCACTATTTAACAAGGAGTAAACAAATGACAAACACAAAAACAATAGAGTTCGAAGCAGTCGAAACAGACCAACCACCCGAGACAACTCTAGGTAACAAGCTGAAGTTTAAACTAGAGTGTATGTTCATGATGCTACACGCTGATAGAAAAGAAGCTGCTGCTCAACTCTATGATCAACTAATCGCTGAGTTCGATAAACTTAAATAAACACTTGTACCCCACTTGTTGGTGGGGTACACTTTACTTGCATTTAATCAGAAGGAGTAAACAAATGCCAAGAACATCATTCGGAAAAGCCCGTAAAGCTGATCAACCATACGCAACCTACACGGATCCTCGAACAGGTTGGGTTTGGAAAGTATTAAAAACCTACAAGCATTCAGACGCCGAGCGCAAGGATCCTTATGCTCGGTGGTTCTTAGCTACGTCATCGCCAATGACAGACTTCCGCGATGAGCTAGGCGATGGGTACGCGAGAGAAGTAATCGAGAACGGTATACTTGTGGACGCGGATCCTGCATGGCGCGATGAGTACAGCGTTTAGTTTATTGGTGTCCAGCCTCGAGGGGCTGGCATCCAATGCACTTAACCAGAAGGAAACCAACATGACAAATAATTCTTACAGAGAGCCAACAACAAAGGATCTTTATGTTCGCTTTTTATGGCAAGCAATCACACAAAGCCATTATGCGCCTTGTGGCGCTAACGAATTAGAGGAGGCTGCAAGACTAGCTAATGAATTAATCTCTGAACATGGCGAAGAGTTTGACCTAAGAAGTATCAACAAAGAAGTAATTAATTTAATTATCAACGATGAGGAGCCAGACTATAATGACAGCGTATGAGGAAACTCTTAAAAAATGGATTGAGATTTTCAAGAAAAAGGAAAGCCTTCGAGGTGCACATGGTTGGATAGACCATACTTTTTCTGAAAAAATAGCTGATGTTTTAGAAAAGGAGTTAAAATAATGTATCACGGTATCGAGACACTAATCAAATGGGTTCGAGGTAACTACACCTCGACTCTCGAGGATATACTAGGAGCGGTGGCATTGTTCGCAATGCTGTTCATTTTGCTATGGGTGACACCATGATCCAGATATTCAACAGCGCAATTAATTACGACGAGCGGACAGAGTTACCTTTGTCCGCCGTAAAGATCCAAGAACAAAACATTTGTGAGCTTACCGCTCGTCCTTACATTCTCTTCGAACACAGCGACTATCCCCTGGGCGCACTCAAAGCAGAATACAACGGCGACGTTTGGATCTGCGACCTGTGCTGAACAACTAATACCCAGGCGCAGGGTAAATGCGCCATGCTCCTTGAACCCTGTGACTGCAAAGTCGCAGGGTTTTTTCATGGGGTCGCAGCGTCCTATATTTATTTACCTTACTTGTGGTTTATTTGTTGACTGGTTGTTGGATCCATGGTACGGTTTTCTTATAGGCAATGGTGCCTATCTTAACTTCGAAGGAGCAACCTATGAAAAAAGGTTATACATCACACCGCAACCTAGAGACCGAGATCAAGATCGATCTTGGCGAAATTGGCGAGGTCATCAAGGCTTTGCCCGAGGACAGTGCCATCCGTCGCAAGATGGAAGTGGTCAAGCGTCAGATCCTCGAGGACATTCAATCCTCGATATCATATGAACTCATGGACTAGGGAGGGGAGGGGCTTCGGCCCCTCTTATTTTTTGTATAATGCCAGGGGCTTCGCGGCCCCTTTTACATATGAAAAGGTATAACAATTATATAAGTAAACAGGGCCGCAGGGTCGCAGAGTATCAAACAAGGTCGCAAGGTCGCAGAGATATAAAGAAAACTTTTACTTGTGGTTTACTTGTGGTCTGTTAATATCAAACTGTTAATTAGAAGGATTAAACAAAATGAAATCAGCTATTATCTACAACGGGCCTAGCTTATTGGATAATAAACCAATCGTAGTTATTGCGACATATTCAAACCGCAATACCAAAACGGGCAAGGTCGTACAAACTTACATATTGCGAGAGGATATAAACCCATTGGAAGCGTCGAAGACTGGCGAAGATTATTCTATTTGCGGTGAGTGTCCCATGCGTGGCGAAGTTACAACGGATCCCAAGCGCAAAATTGCCAAGGGCCGCAAGTGTTATGTCAATCTCGGTCAAGGTGTCTTGATTGTATGGAAAGCATACAAGCGCGGAGTGTATCCGATAGGCGCAGCGCGTACCATGGGCCGCGATAGGTTCGTAAGGGTCGGGACATATGGCGATCCCGCCGCCGTTCCTGCTCACATTTGGGATGAATTACTAGCCGAGTGTGAAACATGGACCGCATACACCCATCAAAAACCATGGCGTCCAGATATTGCAATGCAATCTGCGGACAGTCACGACGAAGCAAAGGCCCATTGGGCCGAGGGTCGAAGGACTTTCCGAGTGATTATGGATCTTGGCGACCTAGACAAAAAGAACGAAGCCTTATGTCCTGCATCAAAGGAAGCAGGGCGACGGGTCCAATGCACAGCATGCAAATTGTGCAAGGGATCTAGCCTGGCTAAGTCGATTGCGATAGTAGAACACTAGAGTCCAGGGGGCCACGGCCCCCTTTACTTGTACCATAGGTACAAGACACATAAATAAACTAGGCCGCAGGGTCGCAGGGTCGCAGGGTCGCAGAGTAATGATCGAGCAAACGGGGCCGCAGACTCTCAAACAAAGCCGCAGGGTTCGAGAACCTCGAGCCTCGGGCCGCAGAGATGCCGCCCTTGAGTAAATCAGGCCCCTGATCCCCCCCAAACAAATATATATCCTTCGTAGAGAGGGCCTTTATTAAGAAAAAACTAAGACCACCTCGGGCATAATAAGCCATATGCCACGCGGCCTGATGAGATGAGACTTTTACTGCGTTGCCTTTGGTTGTTTTCAATTCCATCCAGAATGGTAGTCCATCCCAGACAATATGTGCATCAGGAACACCGCCCCCATGTACGTTTTCAATCCGAGTTGCGAACGCTTTCTTGGGTAGGTTCGATCTCAACGTGTTCCAAAAGTTCGCCTCTGGTCCCTTGCTCATCCGTTACATCCTCCGCTGTGCCATCGATCACAAAAGCTTGCGGATATTGTTTCTGTAACATTGCAAGTCGGGCAGTTATTTCATCCCTCGATAATTGATCAATAGTATTTATTGTTTCACGCCTGTCGATGGTCAAACCACCAAGAGCAGAGCGTATCTTTTCTGCATTGATTGCCGCAGAGAATTGCCCTGCATCTTCTGCACCCAGAGATAATTTGAACAGCCGTTCGAGTTGTCCAATGGTTGTCACACCATACCTTCGTTCTCGTTCTTGTCTTAACTCTTGGATATATTCCACAACATGAGGATAGTCTCGACCATTTAACAAACGTGATGCGTGTTCTTTTGCAAGGTCCTCTTTGTACCCAGACTTCCTAGCACACTCTGCATTGGAGTAGATCCCCTCAACAATGTGCTGTGCAAAAGTAAGTTGCCGATTGGTCAGTTGCCGACCATGTTCTTCTTCAATCTTTTTCTGTACCGAACCCATGTGTGTCTCCGATTTTCCACAACCTTAGTACAAGTAATCCCTCTTGCCAAGATTTCTATATAGGATGTTCCCAGAGATAAAGTGTAAACACTTTGGCCTTTTTTTGTTATGGGCTGAGTAGTGAAGTTTGCTTACCCCCTAATTGTTTACGTTATTTTGTAAACTGTTTACGCTTAATATTTAATCACTGTAAACAAGGACCGAGGTACTAGTCCCTTGTATCTATTTACTTTTTACCTGTTTCATTTTACCTGTTTACGTTGTTTACAAAAGTTGGCCCTGTCGGAGATGAAAAAAATAAAAATCTCTGTAAACGTTCTATATGTAAACACCTTTTAAAAAAAGTAGTTGACGTGCCTTTCTTGTTGTGGCAAAGTCACAAGTACACCACAAGTGTTTTATATTAGAAGGAGCAAATTCATGAAGGTACTTATTGGTTGCGAGACATCTGGCACAGTGCGAGATGCATTTTTAGAGAGGGGCCATGATGCGTGGTCCTGTGATATCCTACCATCTGACACGCCTACCAATCGTCACATACAGGACGACATTCGAAACGTGATGCAGGATGATTGGGATTTATTAATGGTGGCACATCCACCATGCACGAGGTTGTGCAATTCTGGTGTGCGTTGGTTATCGTCACCGCCCCCGAACCGTACGCTCGAGGAGATGTGGCGTGAGTTGGACGAGGGTGCAGAGTTATTCTCTTCTG